ATTGTACTTTTTTTATTGTCCGGTGCGGAGTCCATTTTCCTGCCTATCTTTTTTTGGAGCATGGATTTTTGGGTTGGGAATCGGGTCGTCGGCTTACCTATTAGATTCCTTTTGGCTTCTTTCGTAAAGAACTTACGAAGATCGAGTTTTATTTTTTTGGTAGGTGTGATTCGAGCCATTGCTCTCCCAATGCCAAACCACTATTAACTAATGCTTTGGAAATAATCTTAACGTCTTTTCGTATTAATGCTAAAGCAGACTTACCAATGCCTTTCTTTTTGACTGCTCTCTTAACGGAGTTTTGATAGGCTTTAGTAAATTGTTCTACCCTTTTATTCTCACGTTTATTAAGCGTTTCAATTTTCACGCAGATGCTTGGGTGGAAGGTTGGTCGTCTGCTGTTTCTATAGGCATATCAAGAACTAACTTGCTACTCACTTGAAACAGTTCATTCATGTCGTCCAAATTCTTCCTTATGTAATCCTTTGCATCTTCTTCTGTCATTTCAGGATTTTTACGCATTACATATAAAACGGGCGAACTTGTTCCATCATCCCATTTCGCCTTTTCTAATTCGTACTCTTCCTTAATGTCAGTCACAACTTGCGGTTCTTGGTAATCAATTTGCAGATTATCTATAATGCTTTCGTCTATAGTCCTATCGGGTCTGTGATAATTGTTTACTGAAATGATATGACCCAATAGTTCAACGTCGCTATTACTAATCAAGTTTATATCTGCCGACCATTGCCGTAACATAGGTTCATTTTTTAATCTTAATGCTACTCCTGACAATGACTGCTCAAGGTTCTGCTTTAGGATGTTATCAATGTGGTGCATACTTGACACGGAACTAACCAACTGATCTATCAACTTCATAACATCGTCGTTATACAAATCTGCTGATACGATAGTCCCTTTTGGGTCAATGTCGCTGAATCCTTCTTCTACGAATAATGGGTGGCGAAGACCTGTTTTCATTTGACCTTTCTCACCTTCAGTTCCCGTTGGAGAGAAGTTTAATATTAGCAACCTAATGCTTTCTTGTATAGTGTCATCATTTGTCACCGTTAGCAGTACGTTAATAGACCTGACCAACTCTACGAGAGAATCAATACCATTACCCCAAAAGTTTCCTGCTATGTCATTGTATCGATATACCACAAAAGGATGTCCCATTGAATAATCGGGAGCAACCAAATCCTCATTGTCTCCTAAAGGAACAACTTCTCCTTTTACCCTTACTTCACCTTCTTGCCATTCAATCTTGTAACCTTTGTTCACATACAACGTATACATCTGATTCAATTCCCTGTCCCATACGACATACTTATCTTTTTGAGTTCTGTCACTCACAACTTTGTAGGCAAGTATCTCCCATTCGTTGTGGAAATCATCATACGGCTTGACTTGAGTGTTCCATTCCTGCATCGTATTGTCCAAAAACAGTCTGTCTAATTTTTCGTTGTACTTAACGTGAGATATAGCAGTATTGTTAAATCTCATCATCTCAAAAGTTTCTGTGAACTTTCTGACTAATTTGATCTCATCCATCACTTCATTGAATCTCTCATCATCCAATAGACCACCTTCCATAGTTTTATACAATGGTGGAGTGTCGTACACGTTGCATATTTTCCCGAGAAAGGCGGGAATAAAGTAATCCAAAGTGATCAACTTCATCCTGTTAATATCAGCACCGTCCATATACATTTGAAGATCGTTCTTTAGAATCTTTCGTATTTCTAAATTGTTTTGCGTGTAGAAATTATGCCTTACTGCGGAATTCATCGCAGTCTCATCCATAACTTTTTGGTTTATTGCCTTGAATCCCGTTGCATTAAGCGTTGCCATTATGTACCCCTATTTTATTTTTGCACCATTTATCTGTGCCATGAATTTATAAAACATTTCCCGTTCTGCCCTAACCATTGCTAACGCTTCTAACAACTCACGTAATGGTCTGCTCATATAATCCTGCAAGTCCGCAGTTGGATTAACTTCGAAAACCCATGCAGAAGTCAGTCTGACTCTGTCGGAACGGGTTCTTTCTTCGTCTTCAAGTTCTTTGAGTTGGGCGAAGGGGGAGTTTGCAATCCCTGCACTTGTGTCTCGAGCATTTCCTTGACTTCGGTAGGCATCAAAAAATGTTCTGAAATCATCAACCAAAATCCGTTGGAATAAAAAAAATTATTGACTACCTCTATGGCTTTATTAATCGGAAACTTTTCAACTACACCAACATCTTCTTCTATTAGCATTGAAACGAGTGGAATCAACTTTTTAGCATCTGCCATTATTCCTACGAATTTACCTGACGTCATGTCGTCCGTTGTTGTTAGTAATGGCATATCCTGTATCAAGTTCACCACCTTCTGATACTTACCTACACTTATCTCCGATTCGTAACTGTATTTTTTATTTCCAACCTTTAGTTCTAACATCTATAACTGCCTTATCTTAATTTTACGAAGCGGAAATTCAATATCCAAAGCATATCGGATTGCATCGCTCATGTGCGTTAATTCAGGATTCGATTTGTCAATTTCACGTGTTCCATCCTTATTCACCACCTGCTCCCAATCTTTAATCAATGACAGGCATTTTTCATCAACCACTAACTTACTCATACAGTTATTAACCACATTAACTGAATCTGTTACTGACGGAGACATCTTCTTTGCTTTGATCCGCATATTATTCTCACGTATAATATCAAAATCTGTACGCTTTGTGGAAGTTCCACGTGCTTTCCCCGTCGGATCGGGATAAACTACAATGTTATTACTGTCATACCTGTTTCTTATTTCCTTACATAACCTATCTGTCATTAAGTCTTCGGTGTTGCTATGCCTAATCTTAATTTCGTCGAAGATTCGTATGAATGGGAAGTGGTGGTGACGTTGCCATAATACTGAACACATAGGATCGACGTTGAAGTCCATTCCGACGAGTAAGGGTAAGGCAGAATCATACGATACATTTTGCTTGACATTATTCTCACGGGAGAACGAATAATAGGTTTGTCCATACTGTAAATTTACATACTCGCCATGCAAATAGGCACGTACTAATCGCTCATCATAATTGTCGAGTAATGTATCTATAAACTCCTGCGGTAGAAACTTGTTATCAAACGTCTTTCCACGTATTAACTCATAGCCATTCCTTGGGTTTTCTTCCCAATACGTGTAGTGCCAATTAAATCCTTCGGGTGTTGTCGTCGTCCATCCTGACAAATGAGTCCCTTCACGTAGCCTACCCAATCCCATTTTCCAAGCAGAATCATTCTTCAGTAGTGCCGCTTCGTCAATACCAAAACCCGCAAGATTAAGTCCCGCCCATCTTACCCAATTCTCTGCGGAACGTAGCAGTATATTACCCCATCCACCATTCCACCACACTTTATATCTTCCTGCCGTAGCAAAATACTCATAATTAAAACCAACTTCACGTATGCAATGTTCAAGCATGGGTTGTAATACGTCTCTAACCATAGGGAACGTAGGTTCTGCCAATAAGATCGTCTTTGTTGGATTTCTCCCACACTCTGCTATTGCTTTAAGACAAAATGCGAGTGTCTTGCCTGAACCATAACCTGCAACGAGAGCAGGGAACTTTGTCTTTGTTCTTATAAATTTATTCTGATGTGCGAATACTTCAAATTTCTTCAAGGTCAAAACCCGAAGGAACTTCATCTGTTAGGATGGTCATTTGTTCGCTATATCCACGACCTTTACCCTTGGTCTTTAAAAAGAATATCAATTCTGCCGTCTTACCGTTTCTAATAGCGTTGTATAACTGCGTCTCTGCGAAGTCCATTAACCCTTCTTCAATTTCTTCAACCTTTTCGGAGAATTCATCATGCTTTTTCTTCCAATTATAAAACGTCTGCCGTGAAATATTAGTATGCTTACACGCTACAGAAATGTTACCGAACGTCCTTTCGTATATTTCAAGGAACGAATCTCTTTTTTTTATAGTGTCCAATTCGTCAATGACTCCTATTCATCAAATAAGCCGATATTTGCCTGTTTGTCGGGCGTATCATCCTTTGAGTGGTTGTCAGTATTAAAGTCACCACTTACACTCGGAGAAGTCTCAATTTTGCCTTCTATTTTTGTGTGCGTTTTGTGATCTTTCTGTTCCTGCTTACTCATCTTTGCATGATTCCAATTTTTCTCTTTTCTTTCTTCTTCATGTTCAAGTGGTGTGTGCGGTTCTAATTTACTACCTTCTACGAAAAAGTCATTTACTGTTTTGCCCATCATCCTGCCACGCTTTGTATGTATGTCAAGTGCAAAGTCGGGAACTTCGAGATTGTAACTATCGTGATAGTGAAGTTCACAGTTCTTTGTCCAATCCACTAACCTTGATTTTTTGGCTCTGCATAAATATATGACAGATTGAATAATTGCCAACTTCCAATGTTCGTCCTTCCTTTTTTTCATGTCCTTGTATATTTCATACAATCCGTTTACTATTGCAGGAGCATTTGGTTCAGCAAGTCCCACGTCTTCCATGACTATAATTAAGATTCTCTTCCACAGGTAATTATCCATCCCAGCATTGAGAAATTCAGTCATCCAATACAACGCTTCTTCTTCAAGATTTCTTCTAATAGATTTTTGGAATGAAGACGATGCTTCAAAAAAGTCATAGCCTTTCTTGGTTTGCATCACCCATTCTTCTTTGTTTTTTGGCATTGTTATCTCCGTATTTTGTTAGTCTAAATCTAACTTATTACAGGGAATTTAACTAACTAATAGTCTCCTTTTGGTAATATGCAGAACAGTCTAAATCAAACATTCCTTTCTTGTTAGTGAAACCAATTACCAATGGGTAGTTCTTCTGTATTATTGAACAATTATGTTTTGACAGTTCATTACGTTTAGACAGATCAATCCCGCCCTTGTTTTTGTATTCTTTATAACCGAAGTAACCTTTACCGTATACGAGCGTATAATATCCTTTCAATATGCAGTTCATTCCAACTACCACATCGTCGAATATTTTAGTTCCTTTTGGGTATTCAACCAAATGCGTTCTCACTAAATAATTCCCATATACTTCCCTGTTCTTATGCGTGAATCTCACCTTACTGTGATTATAGCGATACGTGAAATAATGGGCAATGCAGATTACACCCAGTAAACTGTTCTCAAACTCGGGGATCATGTCATCAAGCATTTCAACCAATGCCCTGTCACTATCTTTCATCTTCCAATTATCGTTTTGGAATTTGAACTCATCATCACACTTGAAAATTAGATCATAACCATTTCTTTCAGCGTACTGCTTTGCATGAAACATTTGTCCCGTTATACCACAATCGTCTTCTGATACTATAAGGTGCTTTTCAGGTACTACTTGCGAATAATATATTAACTGCTTCGGTTCAACTATGACTACCCAATCATATTTTACTATTCTTACAATCCATCGACCTACTTCAGACTTGAATTGATATGGACGATTAAAAGATGGAACAACTATCAGCGTTTTCAAAATCTGAAATTAATAGAACGTTCGCCTTCGTATACGTTATGCTTCATGGATGTTGCTTGTTTGAATGTTACTGCTTCACCAAACATCTTTCTCAATTTCAACGTATTTTTTTTCATCTCATCTATTGTTCTGCTACCTGCACACCCACCTAAATTTTGAAAGTTCTTTTCCGTCATGAATGTCCATCTCTGCTCTTGCAAATGAAATCTATTCTTGTACTTGTTCATCAGATTCAAGTAATGATCTTCGCCTTCACTAAAACTCAAATCAAATTCGAGATTGTGTCCCTTTAATAGTCCCATGTACGAAGTATTAAGATAGCCATTTGTTCTGATGGGATATTGACTGATATATTGTGCAGGGTTTCTAATGCTTCTAAATCCCCACAACCAAGCACCCATTTGCTTTGCTATGTCTTCAGTCTGTAGAACTATTGCTAATACTAATTCAGGGTCAATGATTTTTTCTTCTTCCCCTGCTTCAACATAACATCTAACCATAGACTTAATATCGTCGTCAATCATAAAAATAGAGTCATCAGCAAAACTGTCTAATATCCATTGACGGGTTGGGGTGATTCCCCGAATGTCTTTCGGAGTTCCCATAACTTCAACTTCAGGGTTAAAGTTCTTGTATTCAGACAATTCATTTGCGGGAACTACCAAACTTAATGATGGAAACAAGTCTGTGCTAATTACTCTGTCTGCTCTTCCTTTAGACGAACATAATATTTTCATTCTTTTAAACCCTGAACTATTTTTTGAAAGTCCTTAACATCTATCACCTTGCATTGACCTACTCTCTCGTTCTTATAGCATTTTTTCGATAATATTTTAAGCGTTTCTTGTAACCATAAATAGTCCAATTCATGTTTCGAGAATATCATTACCACGTCATACTGTTCACCGAATTTTGGAACTATCTGAAATTCTGCATTGTCATCTGTGTATGAATCGAACTCCTGCTCAAATTCATCGGGGAATAAGCCTAATAGTTCTTCTTCCGTAAAACCTATTGTGGTTAAAAATTCAACGTCGTATTGATTAGCCAAACTATCGTAATCAAAATTACCAACATTTCTATTATCCCTTAATCTGTATTCTATCACTTCGTCTTCCGTTAAGTCACGGTTAGGCACTCTTACTTCAATCTCATGGTCATCACCCTTCAACTGCTTCAATATTTTGATACGTTGGTGTCCTGCGAGTATGCTATTGTGCGTATCTATTACGGGGATGGACGCAAGGTCGAATTTTTTGAGTGAATTCTGAAGTTCTCCTGCGTCATGTTTCGTCATATAGCGTGGGTTGTTCGGGTCAGGAATCAACTCGTTTAATTTACGCTTTTGCGTGGTGAATGATATTTGCGTGTTTGCCACCTATTACTCCTATCTGTGTTTTGCAATAAATATATGCGGTTAGGTAAAACTGACTCAATCTAAACAGGTTTATCTTATGCTTTTCTTGGTATTGACGAAATCCCAACTGATGGTATTCACTATGGCATTTTCTACATTGCGGTATCGCTGAATAGTGTTCGAGCAGTTCTTTTTTTCTGTCTCTGCCCATACCAATAGATTCAAGGTGCGACGGTTCTATCATTCCATCCTGTAAACAGGTGGAGCAAAACGCCTGTGTTCTTATGAAATCTAAATAGTTATTTGGCGAGATACCTTTCGATAATTGTATAGGGATCATTGCTTGTCTTTTCTTGAATATATTCTACTTTGCCGAGATACTTGAGAGCATCGTCCCATATATAATTCTCGTCACAAAGGGCGTCTATTAACTGCTTACAACCACCAACTAAATTGTCGTGGTCATATAGCCTTTTAAGATATGCTGTAATTTTTATATTTGGTACGTATTGTTCCTGCTGTACTTCTGCACGTTTACCGAGTCTCATTTGGTTCCTGACCAATAACTGATATGTTTTTTTGATGGTACTCTTTTCTTTCCAATGCATCTTATCTACATAGTTTCTTGAATAAATCTTCATTGGAATAACGATTCTGTCCACTTTGTATGATCCACCATCCATTTCCATTTTTCCTAAATAACTTTTGCTTATCTTTTATATAATTTGGGTCGGTTATACTTTTGTACTGCCATCCTTTCTTCCATTTCTTCCAATCAAGTCCCAACTTTGCCATTCGCTTTCAGGGTAATAAACTAAAGTGTTAGATTTAAATTAACGAGTCTTTTTAATTATTTTAAATTCTTCAATAGGGAAATAATAAAGTGGCTCCCTATCGGATGAATTAGGGCGTGGATTTTTCCTGCCACCCCATTTTACTGTTCCTAAATCAGAACTTTCGATCCTTCTCCATGCGTGTATACCATCTGAAAACCTGACAATCCAAACAAATGGAACTTTTGATAACTCTTTCATGGCTAAACCCTGACTTACTTTGTACATGGATAGCATTACATTGCGATACGTCTTATATGGCTTCTTGTAGCACTTTATTTCGCAAAAGAAGGAAATCTCATCAGTCCCTTGTTCGCATACGGCATAATCGAGACAATATTTAAACGCAGGGAGTTTATTGTAGTCTCTTATAACCCAATCACTATGTTCGTTTAAAAATTCTATAACGTCCGCTTCGTTTTTTAGGTCTTCTTCAGTTTCATATTTCATTTATCGAAACCATCTTTGAATGCCATCAATGACAGAACAATAAGACCCATGCCAAGACCTGCAAGAAAGACATAAGACGCAAACTCACCGAACATTCTAATTAGTTCTGCTAACGTTTGAATCAAAGGTCTTCTCCCCTTATCATTCTTTCGTCTTTAAATTTTTGGAACTCGTCCATGTCATCTAACTTCTTATCGATATTGTAGCAGAGCATTTCAATCTTTTCCAACTGCCCAACTAAATTTGCAAGAAATATACCTATCGGAATCCAATTCTTCGCATTTATGTCTGTCTCGTCTAAATGTACTTTATCAAGGTTTTTGAACATCGGCATTATCTTACCCTTATATTCCGCTTTTTATTTATTTTAATATAGGGGGGCAGTTCTTCTTCGGGTGTGTACTTGTTATCTGCTTTTATCGCAGATATACTAACCTTTAGTTGATAAACCGCATGGCCACTATCTATCAAAGTATTCAATTCGTTCGTCGTGCAAAGGTCTTCGTCGAATACCCAACTTGATGAATCACCAACGCTGAAATTGAAGTTTGCAGTTTTAAACTTGTCTACCTTCATGTAATCCATCACGTAAATTAATCTGCCCTTCAGGTTGTTTATAGAGTTTTCCATTGCTCTTCTTCTGCTTGAGTAGTGTTTTTCCTGTTCCTTTAGGTAGTTAATTTGTCCTTTTAGGTGACGAATAAACCTTTCGTAATTATCCAACTTTGTTTCGAAATTGGACTCTGCGTCTGCAAGTTTATTTTCCATCTCTTCAGTCAATTCACCACCATTGTCTATTATCTCATTCTCGAGCATAATATATTGGGACATTAACTCGTTTAATGTTTCACTCATTGCTATCTCCTTGTTTCTTTGGGAAGACATCATCTATTATCTTTCTGATCTCTTGGGGCGTAGCAGAATCTTCCCTGTTTTTTTTCCACTCTTCCCGTTGTCGTTTCATGTTCTTATCAGAATTTTCTTGTTGCCGTTGATCAACTAAAGACTTATCGGACAATTCATCATCATATCTTCCTTGATTTAACCACGTGGCAGGTAAAGGAATAAACTTCATCTCTACACCATTACTAATCCAATGTTTCCTATGACTTTCAAGATTGTTAATAGCCAATTTTCTTTCCCAATTCAGCAATTTCCCAAAAGACTTTTCAGCGTTTTTCTTACCTTCCTTTCTTGGATAATCCTGCCACCATAATTTGAACTGAATTCTTAATGCGTCTTTAAGAACAGGATGCTTTTTTCTTATTTCCCTTATTCTCTTTTTATCTAATTCGTTATTGTTAGTGTTCGCTTGTTTGTTGGGTGTGTGTTGGGCGTGTCTGCCACTTTAGTCTATTTATGGCTGAAGGGTGATCGAAACTTGAATAAGGCATGGTATGTCAAGATTCTCGCCGTATTTGATCAATGAAAGGTTGGATATCTTTATGGCGAAAGATATTCGAGAATCCCATC